TTTTCATTGGCTCTCCAGAGATTGGGCTATTCTCGGATTCATTTTCTGATACAGTAACAATTCCAGACTCTGTATCCCAAAAAACATTTTCAATCACTGTGTTGTCACCCTTTACCATATCGACTCCATCAACTTTTTCTACGGAAATAATATTTGCAAACTGATTTGCTGGGGAATCTACAAGACTCAACTCAACTAAATCGTATTCTTTAATAATTCTAATTTGTGTATCTGACTTCTCATCGTAACCGTCGTCCCACTTATTCATTCTTCCGCCAATTGAAAAACCAGTAAGAGTTCCGTCTAGAACTTTTTCCCAAGTATCTTGTGCACCCTTTGAAACATATGCAGATACAAATACTCCATTATAGAATTTCTTTGTTTCTGGATCAAAGTACTTCTCTGCTTTAAAATTAACCATCTTACCAACTGCTAATGGTTGGTGCATTTCTCTAATGTTGCCTCTGAATTTTGCAAACGCATTCATTGATGCTTCTGCTGTAACAATATCCATCTGCTTGTCTAGGTTGTCAAGGGATGCAAAACCTGATACGGTTCTACGTTCTTTATCCACCTTACTGAAAGGCAGAGAAAACCTTAGATTGTCACCTTCGGAATTCCAGTTGGCTTTAGAGATAGTCATGGTAGTATATATTATATGCCCCTTTTTAAGCATATCTCAATTATTGAGATGATCGCCCTTCGCCTTTTGGATTTCTTCCAGCGATAGTAGCAGAACCATCTGATTGATTGTTGGTTCTTTCGGCGTCTCTTTCACGATCTGCTGGATTATTTGTAGCCTCTGGCTTTGCAACAACTGGATCATCACCACCATCTCTTTGTGGCATTCCAAGAATAGTTCTTGCCTCATTAGGAACCATAATTTGATTCTTAACATAGCGCTCAAGGATCTGAGACTGAGCAATTTCATCAGTAAGTGTAAGTTCGTTGAACTTGAAATCTAGAATATCTGTCTTTTCACGAATGATCTTATTGATCATCTTGTTTAACTTATCCTGTGCTGGTCTTGAAACTTGCTCCTTAAATGTTCTATCCTGTGCCAATGCTGCTGCAATGTTTGATGAATCTCCCCCGCCAAGTTTAGACAATGGAACTTGGTGAGCAACCAAAATGTCGTCACGGTTTTGCTTACGGTATTCTTTAAATGAGCCTTCCTGAATTCCATTCTCAATTGGTTCCATCTTAAACTCAACCTTGTTACCATCTGAATCTCCTGGCAATGGGATGTAAAGAGTTCTGTGGTTTTGTCCCTTTAGGCCTGTCTGCAAGAATCTAAACATCTTGTCTTCTGCTTCTGCTGATAACTTTGCACCCTTAAGAGTTACAACGTATCTTGGAACAGCCTTGTTGCTAAAGAAATCAATGTTGTACTGTGATGCAAGTGCGTCACCGTAAAGAGAGTTTATTGCTGCCAAGATGTCAGGTACTCCATAGAAAGTGTTTAGTGGAGAGTATGACTTAAAGTGAATAATCTCGTTTGGTCTTGGATCTGTCCCTAGAGGGTTTGGATTAGACGCTCCAAAATTACGGAAGTAGACAACCTTGTTTCCAATTACTTGAACGAACCCATCACGAAGTCTTCTGATTCTAATTGTTGTTGAAGGTATATGACCAACATATCCAATCTCTCCCTTAACAGTTCTTCCAACTTCTAGGTATGCATTACCAGTAGACTGAAGGTCTGTAAAAATTTTCTCCATAGTTGATGTAAATGAATCTTCTGTGTTTAAGGATTCTAGCCAATCTCTAACTTCAATCTTTGCTCTTTCAATTCTTTTTCTTGCTCTTCCGATTGCATCGTTGTCTGAAGATGACTCCAACTTTAACATTGTTCTTGCTGAAACCTCAAAGTCATAGCCAAGTCCAACAATGTTTTCTACCTTTGCATCAATAGCAGCATGATTAGCAAATGATGTATCATAATAACTTGCTAGTTCATAAAGATTCCATGGTGGTGTAATAACATCAAACAAACCATAACCATTTCTGTAAATAGTTCCTGGATTAATTTCTTTTGATCTTGCACCGTTGATACCAGTGCTCTCTGCCCTAGATGAATCAATGTATCCTTGTGTTACTTCTGTCTTTGATATTCTGCTTGCTCTTCGCTTAAAGTTATTTTCTAGTCCCTCGAAAAATTTTAGATCATCCCACGACTTATTGAATGGGTCTTGCTTAATAAAAGTATCATCTTCTGGTGCAAGTTCATCGATTCTTGCTGGGATTCTATATTCTGAATTATCTGACATTAGTCATCACTTCCATACTTTGCAATAGTGTCCTTGGCTGCTTGTACTGCTCCAAGGTCGTTCATTGAAGGAATTAGTCCTTCTGCTAGTCTTTGCTTCTGCTCAGAGTATTCTTCTTCTGAGATTCTAGTTAGTCCTGGTACAAAGATGCATTCGCCATCTCCTTCATCCCCGTAATATTTTGCAGCATCACGAAGTTTTGCAATCTGTGAGATGTCACCACGCATTGATTCTATGTTTAAAACAGATCCAGTTCCGTCTGTAAACCACTTTCCACTAGCCTTTTTGTATACATACAGGCCCCATTCGTAGTGCTTCTCAATAACTTTTACACGGGATTCGCCAACTTGACCCTTCATCTTGGGCAATTGCTTACTCTTTTTTTTAGGATTTTCTACATTCATAACCATAAGTATACCATATTATACTGGTGTCGATGTACTTTGTTGCCAAGAAATAGCCTGATAAAAGTTGTACTCATATCCCTTTAGGGCAACCTTTTTGTCAGTATCAATGATTATCTTATTAGTTCCAGTATAACTCTTATAGATTGTGTCTGGGTCAACTCCGTAGAAACTCTTTGACGATAGGACCAGCATTCCTCCCCAGCGATATGCGGGTGTCCAAAACTTCCAATCAAGCGTTTCTGATCCTGCATACTTAACTCTAAACCACTTTCTAAATGATGTTTGTTGTGTTTCTTGAAGACTGGTTGACTGATAGTAAGAAAGAACATTAAATGTTAGTGGTCCAGTTATTCTTATTGCCCCAGAAACATTATTAAAGTTTAATATTCTTGAGAAAGATATTCCTAAGAATGCCCATTCTTTAACAGTAAGTACTGGATCTTTAACTACCTTACCATTAAGGTAAAATAAAATACCATTTTCATACTGTCCAGTTCTTGCATTAATTGCATAGATTGTTCCTCTTTTACCGTCAGAACTGTTTGCAACAATAAAGAATTTTAGATATTGATCTTTTGATTCTACCTCAAATATTGGTGTTGGGCTATATGGAAAAAAGTCTTGGTCAAGACGAACTGCTGCTTGCATTGCTATGACGCTATATTTATCTGAAAGACCTTGGTTTACAGGAATAGATAATCCACGATTTACTGCTGAGTTAAAATTACCACGAAGAGTTATTCCGCTGTTTCTTGTTAAGAATAAGTAAGGGCTACTCTTTTTATATATTGTAAAAGGATTTTTAGATTTGTAATTATAGTAGTATCCCGATTTTCTATAAGGATATATTGGTGTTCCAAATCTTGTACCGACTGGGTTTGGAGATGAGTCATTAAACGCTTGAGAAGAATACTCTAAAGTTTTTATCTTAATATTGTGAGTTAGAATTCCATCAACTTCAAACTCTAGTCTTGTTACCATTGCAATTTTTGAAGTATCTTCTTTTGGTGGATAAATAACCATGCTGTCTACAACCTCATACTTTGTTCTCATCCAGTCTGACTCTGGAGAAACAACTCCGTCAGTTGATGCTGGAACAAATTTTGTAAAATATAGATCTGAAGTATTTATCCCAGAAGAAACGTACTCAAAGTTGATGTAAGATTTTACAAATGAAGATGATGTGTCAAACTTGTAGGTCTTAGATACTTTATTCTTTAAATCTTCGTAGTCATTATATCCAGTAAAAAGTTGATTACCTAGTGCATCATAATTTCTTTGTATTGGAAAAGAGTATTCTCCAGAAAGAGAGGGAATGGTCACTTCGTCGCTTTGTCCAGGGTTAATAACAGTTGGCACACCATACCTCCAGGATACTGGGGTTGCTGGAACTTCCAGATATCTGGATGGTGCTGGATAGTCGATATTGAACTGAATAAAATCTAGATCGTAGTAATCTTCGCCATTAGCATCTTTGACGTATTCTGACAAATAGGACAAAGGAAGATAGTCTTTCCAAGATGACTTAACAGCAATATCAAAATAATAGTTACCAAAATATTTTTTAACAATCAGCGTATAACTTGCTATGTGATTCATCATTTTGTATGCTGGGTATTCGGTTGGAGTTCCACCATCTAAAACGTATTGCCAAAAACTTGGATCACTTCCTGTATATTCTCCAGCGTCAACATCTAGATTTGAATAGTATAAATCAAAAACATCTTCATACCCTAAAAAAGAGCCCTTTGAGTTAAACAGTGTTTTTATTGACTCAAGGTTGGCTGCATTACAAAGTCCAACCCTGTAAATTTTTCCATGAAAACTTTTTGTAAAATCTTTTGTTCCTCCAACGTATAACTTTAGTGAAGATCTATTTCCAAAGAAAGATAAGCAATTTTTGCCAAAGAAGTCTGCAAACTTTTCTATATTCATTCCAACAGTAAAGGATTCCCCAACCTGAACATCTTGTAAAGAATATATCGTTTCTAGTTGTCCATTATAAAATAGATTATATTTTACATTTGAACCATGCATAACAATTGAAAAATAGTTTGAAGTATTTTCTTGCTCAATATGAATAATTGTTTCATCTAAAGATGGAAGCACTGTTGGCTTTATGATAATGTAAAATGCTTTTAGGTCTTCTTGTAATATATTAAAACCATCAAATTTTAAGTATCCGTTATTGGACCATGAGTTTGAAGGTTTTAGTGTAAAGAAGTTGTCGTCTTCTGTTTGAAATTGAGAAGAGAAAACTATGTCTGTTAAAGATTTTGATGTTGCATTATTTATAACAAGTTCTGGAACTTTGTAGTCAGGAACGGAAAGTTTGTTATTTTTAACGACTAGGTTATTTAAAACACCTTGATTCCATTTTCCTAGATCTGGATAAGTGTAATTATTTGTATAGTCTGCATATTGATAGTCAATAAAGACGGAAGATCCACTGTATGATGTATTGATATTTTCTGGGAAATCCACACCTTGACCATAAACAAACCTTCTCTTTGCCACCACAGGGGGAACTTTATACGAGTATATTGCGACAGCATCAATTTCTACTGGAGAAACATCTTCGTAAGAATAGAAGCACAAGGCCTCTCCGTCTTCTGATTCTGGAAAAACTAAACTAGAAGAATCAAAAACAATTGAGCAAACCTCTTCTCCATTAAGCAACAAACTTGCGCCTTTGGTTCCGTACACAATATCTATTAGCATAGGCTTTCCCCACTCGCCAACATAGTGTGTTGCAATGTTATTATTAATTTTTAGAATAAAGGATGTGCCATCAACCCAAAGACCATCATCGGATGTTGGCTTGCCAAATATTTTTCTAGGAACAGTTGAATCGCTAGTAACTCTTAGCCACATCTCAAACGTATAGTCTTTATGCTTTCCACTCTCGTGCAAAAACCCTTTTGCGGGGATTACCAAACATGGCTCTCCGCCATTATCAACTAGTTTTGTTATTCCACTTGCTCCATAAACTAAAGGTATTCCAGTGTTCTTTGCAACAAGAGATCCGTTGCTTACAATATAATATCCATAATCACTTGTCAGTCCATAGGAGTCTGCTGCTACTCCATACTTCCCCGCCAAAAGTGGTACTGGTACTTTTGAAACACCCAAAGAGGTAGAGTTAAATTCTTCTGACCATTGCCCAAGACTTAGACCATTTAAACTAAAGTTATACTCATTTTCAAAATCATCTGTAAAGAAGTAGTTTATCTTAATAACAATTCTCATAGTAGTATTTTGATCTGGAACATCAAAAGTTTCTGATATAAATGTCCACTCTCTGCTTACTGGAGATGAAAAAGATTTTAGGTGCTGGATTGTCTGTCCAGAAGAAGTATCATAATATTCATAGCCAATCTGAATTCCAGAAATTGCTGCTGTGTCTGAATAGAAATATGTTCCGATAGAAAATGTTTTTAGATCATGATTCATGTCCGAAAAATTAATAATATCATCGGTTACACAAACAATCTCACTAAATGCTTCATTGCCAATTCTTGCATTAAGTATGTTTGTTATACTAGTTGGAAATGGAGAGGTTTTTAGAAATGCTCTTTCCGCTAGGGCGCCATCTGTTTTCTGCCAGTTAGCAGAAGATCTTTGACTCTCTGTAATTAAAGAAAGGTAGTCTGCCTTATCATCTAATGCCCACAAAGCAATTGGGTGTTCTGAAAACACTTTTTCTGCATACAGGTTTGATGAAGTAGACATTGTAAGTCTATTTTACCACAGAACGCTACTTGTTTATTTTAATTTCACAGTAGTCTGTAGTGCAATATGCTTCACCTTGAGCCTCAAGATTATCTATACCGTCATAAATTGCAGCAAAATCAATATGTTTTAATTTGCCAATATAAGACTCGTATTGCTCTTCAGTAATGCCTGTGTATGGTTGCTGTGGGTAAACAGTGTTTCCCATTGGAAGGAATGAAACAGCCTTTAGTTGTCCCTCATACATATTGAGTGCTGGGACAATATGCTTAGACTCTGTTTCTTTATCAAATGATAATGTTACAGAAACCCCATTGTCAGACCAGTATTTCTGAGCAGTTGCTGCAAGTGCAATCTTTTCAAATAATGTAACATCTTTTTCAGATCTTGGGTGACCTGACTTAATTGGGAAGTAAACTACTGATGTATTTGCTGATACTACGTCATCTTCAATTGTGTACCCTGCTGCTTTGAACAAGTGCATCATTGGATCTGTGTTTCCAAATCGAACTGCACGAAGGAAGAACTCTCCTCCAGGACCCCAGTGAACTCCAGGAGTTGCACCAGAAAGAATTGAAACAGATCCTGATGGCTTGACTGTTGTTACACGAATTGATTCACGAACACAAAGCCATTCTGAATACTGGTGATCGTAGTGACGAATCTTGTTGTATCCTTCATCCATCCACTCACGAACAATTGGCAAACCCTTTTGATCTGCAAATGATGCAATACCTGTTAGAGATGTACCAATGCGACGATTGCGTTGCATGATACCGTTTGTTTGTGGCCAGTGTGTTGGAACAAGTGTTACAGTCTTTCCATAAAGATATGCAAACTTCAGGGTACGCAGGAAGTCTTCCTTGGATTCATGACGATTTAAGTGCACTTCTACAAGTGTACATAGTTCGTATGATTCCAATGGCTGCTCCGCACATGGGTTAAATCCCATCACACGATAATCCTTACCGTCTGGCGCATCCTTTAGTCGTCCATAATTACGAGCAACATCAAGCCAGATAAAACCTGGTTCTCCATTTTCCGTAATTAAATCTACATAGTCTTCGTACTTTGTTCCT